GAGCGCATATTGCTTCCACTCGTCGCCGGCCGATTGCGCCGCCTGCTCCATTCCTTTTCTGGCCTCCTGCCGGGCAACGTAGGTTTCCAAATCCATTTGAGCGTTCATTGGGCGTTCCAAGGTCTAATGTTCAGCAAGGTGTGCATCCGCTGCGCTATCCGAGCCACCGCATCATTGCGGCCGTCCCGGCTCTCCTCCTGGAGCCCTTGTGGAATTGATGCCACCCATTTAGGCCCCAGCCCATCCTCGCTCTCGGTCACGTGGACGCTGTGCTTGCGCATCCATTCCTCCCGGGGGCTCAAGGATTCCTCCATGCCATTGAAAAGGTCTGTCATCGGGCCACCTCCAATCTGAGAATCCCGGCTATGATCTCGGCCGCGCTATGCGCCACCGCCACTTGCCCCTGCCAGTTTTCGTGCATTCCAACCTGGGCCTTGGTGAGCCTCCGCCCGGAAGGAGGTTTTGACGGGTCCTTCAATTCGAAGAGGTAATTCTTCCCCCTCCAACCCACCACGAGGTCCGGGAATCCCCGCCCGGCTCCGGATGCGTCGAAAACCGTCCCATCATGGAGAACGCTGCGCAGCTCCTCAACCACCTCCGCGTGGTTCTCGTCCGTTCTCTTTGCGTGGCGGGTCATTCGACCACCTCCAGGGCTGGAGCTTCGACGGCCTCGGCCATCATTTCGTCCTCCGAAATGCACGCCCAGCTAGGCCGGCCAACCATGGGCACGCGCCCCTGTTCCAGCATTGGCCAGTGCTTCGTTTTAGCTGCCCGAACGATCCGCCCGGTGAGCCAATCGGCAAGATCCAGCCCGGCCGCCAGGTCGAAGGCGCTCATCTCCGTGATGCAAACCTCGTAGGGCGGATTCACGTCCTGCCAGACAAAGCGGAATCCTTCGCGCTGGTCGTCCGGGAATTGCCCGTTCCAGAGGTCCAGGTAAAGAGCGGCCTGTAAGTGATACCCAAAAGTGGCGATTGTTTTTCCAAAGCCCTCCAGCGAAAAGTTAGCCGTCGTCTTAAGATCGGCTAAATACCGCTCGCCGGCCGGGGCGATATCCACAAGTCCGCGCAGGTTGGCTCCCAGGCGTTGTCCCAGGATAACCACCTGCTTTTCGCTCTTGGCTAAAAGCTCCGCGCTCCCCTCGCACTTGCTTGTGAGAACATCGGCGGCCTGCCTGGCTGTTTCCATGTCCTCCTCCTTCGTAACAACCAAGCCGTCCAGCTCGGCCTCCGCTTTCCATTCCCGGGCGTCCTTGGTGCGCAGGTCCTTGAACGGAAGCACGGCGACCATTCCGCTCTCCAGCTCCGGAGTCAGCGCCAGAATGTCGATCAGGCTGCCCCGGCTCATGGAATCCGTGGGCGCCTTAGGCGGTGCGTAGCGCCATTTGTAAAGCGAGCACTTGGTTAGCTCCCAAAGCGAGCTTTTGGACAACCACGAACCAAGCACGTTGGCCCGGTCCAGCGGCAGCTTCTCAAAATAGTCCTTCGGGTTTACTTCGTGCGCTTTCATTTGCCCTCCCTTTCCACCCGGACGCGGACGCATGGCGTGCCCTTAACCCCAAAGGCTTCACACTGGTCCCGAAACAAAACCACCCGGCGGCCAGCCCAATTGTCCATTTCGTTTCCGCACCTTAGGCCTATCGTTTTGGCGTTGGTCTTGTTTAGAATTAAACCTTTCTCCGTGCCCTCAAAATAGAGAACCGGCTTGTCGATCTTGCGGCCGTCCGCGGCCTTCACTTCGTTTGGCTTGGCGTATCCCTTAATGGTAAGCGCCACCTGCCCGTCCGTAAGGGCCAGAGCGTCAATAAAGTTGCCTTCAAAGGCGTCGGTAACTCTCATCGCTCCACCTCCTTGAATCCTGCTTCCTCCATTGCTTGCGGGTCCTCGAATGGCTCCGGGTCGCGCACCACCGGCAGGGTTGGGCGGGCCACCAGCGCGGGAAAAACCCTAACCCTCGCCGGAAGCCCGCCCTTGTCCCCGCTGCATCGAAGAGAGGATTCCCCCGCCCCCTCTATCACAGCCACTGCTTTCCTCTCGCGAGGGGTACGGGGGAAAATTGCCCGGGCCAGGGTTGGGTAAACCGCCAGGAGGAGCCCGGTGTAAGATGTGACGCTGACAACAAAGGCCATAGGCGGGGCCAAAAAGGCCCACCCGGCCGCGGCCACCAGCGCGTAAAAGTGGAAATATAAAAAGAGAGCGGTGATATCCTTCATTTTTCGGTTCCGTATTTTTCTATTGTCTCCCGCGGGGTCAGCCCGCGGGCCCAGAGCTCCCGCCAGTCATCTTCGTCCGGCGGGTTTAAATTTTGATTGTTTGCGTTTTCCTCGAGCTCGCGAAACCAATCCTCCCAGCACAATTCATTGCCCATCCTGGTCGGGGTTTATCACTTCGTTAAATCTGCGGAGGCACCCGGCGACGCCGTCATGCTTCCCGGAAAGGTGGAACCACTTGGCAATGGCCCGAAAATTGCTCGGCCGCGGGTGTCCATGTTGCTCGATGAATTCCTCCCAGCGTCTGGTGAATTCTTCTTCGCTATCCATTTAGCAGGCTTTCCCCTTTTTGAGTGAGGGCCACCACCACGCCGCGCCGGTCAAATTCATTCGGACGACGCTGAACCAGTCCGCGCTTCTCCAAGCGGTCCACCGTTCCGGTCATGGCGGCTCGTGATACCGGAGTGCGCGCCGCCAGCTTTGAGATCGGCAGGGGACCCGATTGAAGCGCATCAAGGGCCATCACAGCGGCAGTGCTCCGGACTCCGTCCAGATACAGCGATTGCATGACGCCGATCACTTAGGCTCCCTTTCCACCAGCAGGGCGAGCGCCTCGCGGACTATATAGTTGAAGGAACGATCCCTCTTTTCTGCCAGGACCCGCACCTTTTCGTGCAGGTCCGCGGGTATTCTCCCGCTGATTGTTTTGCTTTCCTTACCTTCCATGCGTGCCACGCTGTATTACAACGGGCACATTTGCAAGACGTTTTCGCACTTTCTCTTTGCGCGCACAACATTTGTGCGCTAACGCATACATGTGATCACAAGAAAACCCATGACCAGTATTGAGAAAAGCCCTATGACAAACCACCGTCAACACGTGGAGGACAGAGACAGAGGAGTGAGTGTTTCGCTTCGCATTTCAGACAAAATGGATCGAGAGATCCGGGAAATCGGAGCGAATCGGGACTGGAGCCGGTCGCAAGTCCTACGGGAAGCGCTTCGCCTTTACGTCGAGGCCCAGGCCAAGGAGGGCGGTGATAATAGTCCGGTAAATTTTCCAGAATCCTGAGAAGATCCTGGAGCGTGCTGGGTTTCATTCCGGCACCATTGCAAATCCTTCCAAATGCGCGAAATTGGTTTTTTGGAACTAACTATTGGTTCGAACGATACTGGATTTTTTGAGCCTGTGACCTCCTCGCCCTCGGCTAGGTGTCGTTTTCGAGAGCCTTGTTCAATTGCTGGATGTCTTCCCGGATATGCCGGATCTCCACCTTGATCTCGAGCAGGTCGTCGTGACCCTGCCGCATTCCTTCGTGATAAGGTTGGACCACGTGGTTGTTCATGCGCTCCTCCAAGCGCACGCCCCACGCGACCACCGCAAAAGCAAACGTGAGGATTGGCCAGTGCCTGACTAGCCAGTCCTTTCCTTTGTCGTTCACGGCTTCTTTGAAACCACCCCCGGGGCTAGGATAGCCAGCCCGGTAATAATACGTTCTGGATTTTGGGAAAAGAACAGGCCGTCCACCACCAAGGCCACGGCAACAATTCCGGCCGCGGCCGGGTAAAGGTATTGTTTAAAAATAGTTGGGGTCATTGTCTTAAATGATTTCGGCTTGGCACATGGCGCAAAGAAGCGCCAGAAGCCACATTAACGCGGCAAGGACAAACAAGTGCCATTCCTTGCCAAACATGGATTTTTACTTGTCGCTGAGAACATCCCGGGCCACCTCGGCGGCCTGGCGTCCCACTTCAGTGGCCGCGGTGGGGTCGACGCTCAGGCTCCAGACCGGCGTTGTCACCGTGCAACCTGCGCCTAGCAGACAGAGGAAAACCGCGAGTATTGATTTGATCTTTTTTTTCATGTTTTTCGACTAGGAATAGTAGTCCCGAATGTTCGAGACAATTGCACTGTGATCGGCATCGGAGAGAGCCGGGGTAATTATCCATTCCGCAAAATAGCATTCTAACCTCCAGTTTGCATCGCTTCCGCCGAGCTTGATGGCTCCGCCGATGGATTGGAGGTCCACGTCCTCCAGGCTCAGAACGTTCAGCCCGGATACCGTCAGGGCATCCCAGAGAGCATCCCTTGTTACGGTGGCGGGAAGGATTGAATCGTTCACGCGGATTTCGCCAACTGTCATGCCAGCAACCGCAGAGGAACTGTTGCCGTTCTGCATGCGGATAACGTCGCCGGTGCCGCGCCCGAAAATGGCCTGTTTGTTCGATCCGGTTCCCACGTAAACAGGATCTAGGACGATGAAAACGTCGTGGTTTCCAGACGGCCAAAGGCTTCCGGTGATTCCCGTTGAAAGGTTCGTATTGGAAGTTGACGAAAAAATCCCCCTTGTCGTCTTTCCTGAGCCCGTCAGCTCAGGATCGTCTCCGGAAGCAGGGTTCGTCAGGTTCCTGGCGTTGCCGGACTGGTCGTATACAGTTGTCGCAAAGCCGCTTTCGTCTTCGTAGAAATCTCCGGAGTAATTTCCAACAAGTTGCCTTGCCATGGAAACGGCGAGCTCTGGAACGATTCCGAGGTTATCCAAAAACGTGCCACCATCGGCCGCGAATTCTCCAGGAAGATAAGTCCCTGAGAAGGTTGCCGGGCTTGTCGCTTCCGCGCTCACTTGTCGACGGCCTCCTTTTCGACCACGATGGCCCAGAGGTCGATGCCGGAGCCCCCGGTGGTGGTCAGCCTCACGCCGTTTTCGTTTGCCACGGTATAAAAGCGGGCAAAATTATCCGTTTTAGTTCCGTGCTCGGGGTATGTTTCCCACTCGTTGTTTCCGTTCTGGGTTTTGACATCCAGGGAGGTTCCTCCCCACGTGCCCGTAACCTTGATGAAAACAGTGCCCTCCGTGCCCGGGAAATCCCAGGTTGTATCTGTTGCGCTTGTAATGTTTTTTGCCATTTCTTTGATTTGTTAGGAGCTTTTCCCTATGACGAAAATGTCGACGTAGTCGTCTTCGTTCGCAAACGTGAAAGCCATGGTCCCGAGAGACGCAATTGTTGAAGCGCTTTCGCCGAAACTGTGGAAAATGGTTTGCTGCTGCGGGTTTAAAATAAGGTCGGGGAGAGCATCATTGCTGCACGCAATGGTCAACGTGCCGTCCAGTCCGCTTGTCTCCAGGCAATAGCCGTAGAGCGTCACAAGGGTTGGGAGAGTGACGCCCTCAAAATCTTCGCCGTCCAAGTCCGAGACTTGCGTCCCCCACCTGGTCACCTCCGGGCTGCCAGTCGTCTGGGCAACCGCGCCTGTCGGAATCGTCAGGGTTGCGACGTTGCCGGCCGCGTCCGCCTTGATTCGCAGGCTGTATGCAATGTCGCTGAGCGAAAAGGTCGTGCTTTGAATTGTTGCGTCTCCCAAGGTTACCGTTCCGCTTCCTTGGTTGGACGTGCTCGAGGCAGACGCTTTCATCTGCCATTGCGCTTTAACGTTTGATAGTGTCATGATTCTTCTTTGTTTTTGTTATTCTTCATCGGGCTCCAGCTTGCCGTCGACAAGGTCTGATACCCAGACCGGCCCCTCTGCTATCTGGTCGGTGATAAAAACGTCACCATCCACAAACGTGAGCCGGCAAATTTCGTAATGGAGGTCCAGGCTGGTGTCGCCCCACACTTCTACGTCGTCGTTTCCGTGATCCGGTGGGTTGGGAGAATTCACGGAAGCACCCCGAAACGTGAAGGTTGCGCTTCCGATTTCGTAAATTCGATACATTCGCAGGCGCGGATTAGGAACGGCGGTCAAGTCCAGGTCGACCATGCTGCTCGAGTGCTGCCTGACTGTCGCCGTCACATCCAACCAGATCGAGCCAGACTCGGTTATTGTCACTTCGTCCGAGCGGGGCACCTCAAAGCGCTCTGCGACCAGCGGGTCGCTCTGGCCGTTCAGAAACATCACGTTCCCGCGTTCAATCTTGATCTTGTTGTTGTCGGTTTTGAAACACCGGAACTGGTGGTTGTTCGTCCAGATGGCCAGCTCACACGACACTTTTTGCTCAAGCAGAGTGACGCCGTAGTGTTCTCCATTCCTTGTGACCTCAAAAGTGCACAGCAGAACGCATTTTTCGTCGCGGTCTATCACGCCAGGCCCGGTGCCAAGCGTTCGAAACTCAATCCTTGCCTCGGGGGATTGGTAGATTTCGCGAAAAATGCACCACGCCTCGAAGTCTCCATCAGCGAGGTCCTCGTGAGGTCGTGGATCTGCGTCCAGCTCCACGTTGTTCAGCTTCGGGACGATCTCGATTGCGTTGTTGTCGTCCGTCGGCGATGGATAAAAAACTGCCGTCTGTAAAAACCGGAGCTTTCCGGGAACTAGTCCAACGCCATTTGACCGCTCGCCGTCTACTTTTTCATAAATCGGAATAGGCGCAAATCCGCACGAAGGCTTGCGGACGATCACGGGTGGCTTTTCTACGCGGGATTCGTACAGGCCGGAAATCGCCTCGACAATCTTGTTGTATTCTCTCGCCTCCTCGCTCTGCCCCGTGCGCCGGCGAAGAAAAGGAATTCCCATCTCTCGAATCTCTGCCATTTTATTCTCCTTCGTCCTTTATCTCCAGATCCGACAGCTCCCAGTTGTAGATTCCTTTCCCTCCGATCATTTGTTCTCCTTGAAAACGGTGAAATCCATTGGGCGGTGAAAGCTCCCAAGTCTGAGACTGGATCGCCCTCCCGGCCTCAAGGGTCTGGTTCATGGAAATTTTCATCCATTCCCACCACGCGGCAGGCGGGTGGGGAGGGTTACCTGGCGGCGGGTTGTCGTTTATAGTGTGCTCAGAGAGGCCCAGATAAGTCAGGTCCTCCATTTTCCATCCAAACGCAGAGCTTTTCTCCTGAGTCCATTGCAGGGTTGGCGCTTTGTAGGTCCGAATGCCTTGCTTGAAGATCACTTCCGCCCATTTCAGCAAATCCCTGTAAGCCTGATCCTGGTTGCTGGTCCCTCCGGTAGATGTGATTTGCCACTCTCTCGACAAATCGGAAGTCCGCTGGAAAGTTACTTCCTCGTGACTAAATGGCTTGTTTGGGTTAATCGTCCAAAGGCCGTGGTATGCCTCAATAAAAAGGAATAAATCTTCGCACAAGCCCGTCTCGTGAATGAAAAGAGGGTGAAGCAAAATAGACCGCTCCACCCTTGTCCCGGAGAGCGTGTATACAACGTCTTCGTCTTCGCTATAGTCTGTCTCCGTCCATCCGCCCCATGTGCACTGTGCTTGCACCCATCCCCCTGGCTGGGTTTGCAGGTCTACCTCTTCCAGCTTCAAAAACGACCAGTATTCGTTGAGCTCGGGATAGAGTTGGGTAATGTCGACGCCCTTTTTGAATTCCTCGCGAGCCGATTCCTCCCAAGTCGTCCGGAGCATCGAAAAAGAATTCGTCGCGCTCCACGCTCCCTTGCCATCGCGCCTGGCTGTGAAGTCCGGACGCGCCTTGTAGTCCTCAGAATCGATCCCGTAAATGGTGACACTCATGCGAATCTCACGCCCTCCTTGCGCGCTATCTGTCCAAGTAAACGATTTGTCTCATTTATCTTTGCCTCAATCTTTGAAGCCTCGGGCACTGGGCTGGGCGAATTTAACCCAAACAAGCCGCCCAGGATTCCCTTGCCCTCCCCGTTCTTCCCGCCACCGCCAAAGAAGTCTCCAAAACTCGGCAGCGCCTCTTTTATTCCGTTTCCAATGGCTTCTCCGATTTCCTTGGCTCTTGCCGCTACAAAGTCGCAAAACCATGCCGCAATGGTTTCCATTGCCAACTTGATTTGCTGGCCGGGATTCGCGAAAAACGCAGTGATTGAATCAATAAGAGAGGAAAAGAATTCCCCCACCGCGCCAGTATCAATCGAGTTTATCGCATCGGCGATTTTCCCCAGGGGCAATTTTACGAGGATGCTACCAACAATTTGTTGGAAGATCATGGAAAGCCGGCCCAAGGCGTCGGCGGTTTCGTCTAATTTGAAGCCGTTAACCGCCATAAACTGCCCAAAAGCCTCAGAGTTTTTGGTGGCGCGCTCCATGTTTATGTCCAGGTCTTTTGCCAACCTGAGAATCCCAAAGCCCATGCGAGCTCCAAAGATCCCTTCCATGGCCATTTCCAAATTTGGGATCTCATGGCCAACGTCCCTGATGCGTTCCAGAATCGTCATGAACTGCCTGTCCATGCTCTGCTTTGTTAGTTTAGGGAATGACAGCCCGAGAGCCTGGATTGCGTCTCTCGCCGCTCCCGCCTTTACCGCGCCCTCCTGAATGTTGGACGTCATCAGGGAGAGCATCCGCGAAGTGTCGCGCATGGGCACGCCGGCCAATCGCAGTGCCTCTTGCAGTCTGACGATCTCCTTGATGCTCACGCCCGTTTGCGTTGACATGTCGGTGAGCTCGCTTCCAATGTCGGCGACTCGCTTTGCTGCCACGCCAAAGCCGGCAAACAATCCAACAACCGGAAGGAGGCTCTTGCGCATAGCGCCCCCGATCCCTCGCAATACTCCGCCAAGCCTGGCGAAACTGGATTTGATGTTTGCAAGCCCCCTCCGCACAGCGGAGGAATCCATTGCAACCTTAATTGTCGCTCCAAGTGCCATCGTCGTCTATCTGCAAAGGGGTATTTCGGAAGCGCTCAACCTTGTCTCGCAAGGTTGTTTGCTCCTGGTTATCTGTTTCGGCCCACTCGAAGAAAATGGGCGGGTCCGCTCCGCGCGATTCCTGTGCCTGCCATGCGTGAACGCATTGGAGGAGGAAAACGAATGGAACGGTTTGCTCGATTTCATGGTATCGGTAACCTAGGCGGAGGCAGCTTGTAACGAATTCTGCTTGCGGGAAGGGCTCTGCTCCGCGACTAGCCCCGGGACCTTTCCCGATTCCGCAAGTTTCACCAGGCTCGCATTGATTGCCTCCCAGTCCCGGACGATTGCCAGCACGCAGTTGGTGGCGTCCTCCACGGAGGCCGTTTCCGAAAATGCTGCGCACTGCTCCCGGTAGTTGCCCGGGCCAATGGTCCGGAACTTTTCAAATGGCATGAGGTAAAAAGAAATTACCAAGTCGCCCAGGTCCGGGGCCGCGTCCAGGAGAGGCTCGATCTCCATTTCGTCCAGCGTTTCCAAAACCGGGAAATCGGTCTGAATTTGTGGAATCAATTTTATCAGCCGCTTAATGCGCCCCCATGTCGGCGGGTTTAATCCGTCCTCTCCGTCCGTGTAGTTTTCGGCACGTTCTTTCCTGTTCATACTCCTGCTCTTCTTAATAAAACCTCTTCCTTGGCTTTCGTCAGCCCGGGGCCAAGGACCAGCCGGGAGTTGGGCGTCGGTGCCACGCACAAATCACCCTTCCGCTCCCGTTCTGTCTTTTCGACCACGTGCCGCCATTCAATTGCCATCATCGCCAGCGCAAAAAGCTCCTCGTCTTTTAGGTTGTTCAGAGCCTCGGCATGAGACGGCGACCAGTCGGCCACCTGCCTGCTTTTTTCCTGCTCGAATGCGGAAATGAGCTTTTTTACCGGCACCCCGCGATCCGTAACCGGGCGGAAATGCCAACGCCGGCTCTCTACGTCTCCGTATAGAACGCACGTCTTTTCCTTATCCACAAGCTCGGCCCCGGCGAACAGCAGAGCCGCCGCCAGGTCCTTGCCTTGAATGGTCACGGAGCGTTCCTGCGCTCGCATCGCGTTAAGGATTAGTGATGCCCGGGCGTCCCTCGGCCGTCCATCCGCCTTGCTGGAAATCGCGGTTGCTTCCGTTAATCCGGAGATTGGTGAAGAACCAGTCCGCCACCGCAGAATCCGTTGTGCCGATCGCAATGTTTGCCACCGCCGGCACCTCGGCCGCTAATGTTTCGGAGGTTGTGGAGGTTGTCACCAGAGCCCCGTCCGCGGTCAGCGTGGATTGCTCGTTGTAGAACGAAACCCCAATGTCCTCGCCTTCGTGATTCGGCATGTAAACCGAGTCTGTCACAATGTCGTTAGAAAAACTCCCGATGTAGAATCCGTGCGAGGATTCATCCGCGAGCCCGTATACGCCGCTTCCATATTTAGTCGCTGCCATTTGCTTGGTATTGGTTGTTTATGATTGCTCGGCGGCTCTTATCTCCACCGAAAAGGTTGTTTGCCGGTAGCCGTCCTCGGCTTCGGTCATGCCTTGCCCTCCCCAGGAATCATCGCACTGGAGATTCTCTGACAGGTGTTCGACAAGGTTTGCAGAATTGCCTACCAGGTCATTAATTGCCTGGGTCATGTCGCGGTGCGTGGTTTCGCTTGTGGCCTCCGGAATTGAGCGCAAGACAAGTCCAAGGTTGAGAGTCCACTGTCCCTTGATCAAATCGTGTTCCTCCGGAATGCCCTCTTCAACCACCACGCAAGACGGGTGTTGAATGTCGCTCGACCCGTCGCGCTCGTAAAAATTGACGCCTTCGAGCTCGCTTCTGCCGGAATCAGCGAGGTAGGTTTTCACCGCCGCGACTACTTCGTCAGTAATCATGCCAGCCTCCTTTTTACTTCCCGGCGGTACCAGTTAAGGGTTTTTCGCCAGCCCCGCTTCACGGCGTCATTTGCCAGCCGCGGCGGGACAATGCCCTTGTCCTTTGTGTGCGGTGCGTTGGAAATTAGCAGCACGTGGCTCTTTCCCAGGAGAGCCGTCTTCAACTTGGCGGTTCCCTTGTCGGCGTGTTTTTGCGTCCACGCCATGAAATTCTTTCCAATCCTGGGCGGATTCGATCCCCTTGCTCTCCTTGCAAGTTTTTTGCCAGCTCCGATCCAGGAGCCTTTTGCAATCCCGGCCAGCTTCTTTCTGCGCACCAGCGTCTTGTTCATGTCAGACGTTTTGCAGACTGCCCGCTTTTCGGGCTGGAGCTTTTTGACGCGCCCCTTGCTGTTCCTGTTCTTCTCAATGAAGCGGTCTACCTCTCCGGCATCTCTCAAGATTTGATTTGACGGAAGCGCCACCCATTTGTTCCGCATTTTGAAACGGGGCCGGGCGCGTTTTGCCAGAGCGTTGAAACGTCTGGCAACAACGTCCACGACGTTAATGCGCGCACCTGTGATAATGTTTTGGGTTATCAGTTTTTTACTTCTTCCCAGGGGCGTCGTCAGCTCGGCCACTTCCTTTGCGGTCTGCACCCCTACTCGCAAAAGGGATTGGTTGGAGGTTTCCCCAAAACGCTTTGAAAACGTCCGCATTTTCACGTCGTTCATTTTCGCTTTGATCGAAATCATGGCGCTTCGTGTTCGCCCTCCAAGGCAACCTCCGTAAATGCTTCCCCCACGTTCACCTCTGACACGCGGAAGCTCTCCCCGTCCAACGTCGCAATTTGCCCAATATATTCCCGGGGATTGCTGGAATAAATCTCGAGGAATTCCTCGGAAGATCCCACGAACGTCTGCCGGATCTCCTCCTGTTGGCCTCCGTCCATGTAGTCGCGGCCGTGCTGCGCTTCTGCTTTTGTGCCCAGCCATTCCTCGCCCGAATTGATTGAGAGCAGGCTCGTCCCACCGTTCGGACCTAAAAGGCTCGCCGGGCCCTTCAGGGCCGCGGTTGCGATGTTTCCAAGCGTGCTCACGTTTTTATCGGGTGGAGCCCCGCCGAGCCGGAAAGGAAGCCCGGCAGGGCTCTTTTACACCACCCTGGAAGATTGTTTTGCGGCCTTCTTTTTGGCTGATTTTTTCTTCGTCGCAGGGGCTGCTTTCTTTTCTGCAACCTGCTTCATCGCGCCAGCCTCTCCTTCACGAGATTCCGCCGCTTCCAATCGCTCCTTGGCGCGCACAACCTCGGCCTCGGCCTTGGCTGTTTGCACCTTGCGAGCCGTCAAAACGGCATCAGCCTGGCGCGCTTCAATTGAACGCGCTTGGGCAGACTTGGAAGCCTCCAGCCGCTTATTGCGGTTAGCAAGGTTTCCGGAAAAAGACTGCACCACACCGCGGGTCCTGTGCCACACCTCAAGGGGGCCTTTGCCGGACTGGGCCAGCTTGGCCGCCTCTTGCAGGCAAACGCCCACGGGGCCGCTAAGGAGGAGCTTGTCCCCCTTAGCGTCCCGGTGAATGAGTTGTGCCTCGCTCATGTTTAGGCGTGGTCGAGGAATGCGCCGGCCGTAGCATCAGCCGCTGCAATTCCAAACACCGTCTCGAGAGAGAGGTAGAGGTCCTTGGTTCCGGAATTCTGCCAGATGCGCAGCTCGACGGGAACGCCCACAGATTCAATTGTGAGGTTCTCGATAATGCTGGCGGTGCCGACAAGTTGGGCCGCGTCGCTGTGCTGCAAAGGCAGGCCGGAAACGCCGACGGCGGCCTCCGGGGTAGCCGCCAAGGCAACCTGATCAGTCACGCCACCGGTGAAGTTGCTCACCATGTGAATGTTCGAAAACCCGTAGGCTCCCGACTCCGACAGCTCGAAACTGTTTTTGTCTTGAGGGTAAACAGGGCCAGCCTCGGAATGCTCCAGGATAAGCGAGACATTCGGGGCATCCACGCTTGCGCGCAGGGCTCCAAGGTCCCCCGCGGTGAGCGCTCCGCTGGTGATCTGGCCGGCGTCGGTGTAACCGGCTCCGTTCATCATCGCGGTGCACTTATCCCAGACGGCGGCCGCCAGGGCCTTAGCTGCATCGGGCACCCGTGTCTTGAATGGGATTCCCTGCTGCTGCTGGAGGTTAGTGAGCTTCTGCATCACGGCAATGTTCGCCGTGGTCACGCTCACGTTGCTTTGGCTTCCGGAGGTCATTGCCTCGTAGTCGGCCGGGTTGTCGGCCGCGGTGGGGAGGGCGTTGGTGATTTCCACCTGGTATACGCCGCCGCCGCTGCCGGTGCTCTTTACGCGCTCGCTCTCAGGGGAGAGAACGGTAAAAGAGGAAACGGGGGCGAGAAGCTCGCCCAGCTTGGAAACTGCCAAATCTGACAGTTCTTCAACAGAAAGATCTACTGCTGCCATTGTTCTATATGGTTATTGGTTGTTGGTTGGTTAGACGAGAGCGCCGCGGCCAAACTCCTTTTCGAGCTCAACGCGATTCTCCTCGCGAAATGCTTTGCGGGCATGGCCGGGGGCCATGGCCTTGTATTGATCGACAACGGAAAGCTCCTCGGCGTCCGTGGTTTCGATCTCTTCGTGACCGGCTTGGGCCAGGATTGCGTTGGCTTTCTCCTCGGAAGATTCCTCGGCGTCCTGCAATTCCTCGGCATGCTTCGCGGAAATCTCCTTGGCCTCGTTTTCCTTGGCCTCGATTTCTTCCGCGTGCGATGCGGTCAATTCTTCGCGCTGGGCTGAAAGTTTTGCTTCCAGCTCAAGTGCGTGTTTTTCGTCCCGGGCGACCAGCTCGGCCGCGTGGGTTGCTTTCAGCTCATCGAAATCCTTTTGGAGGGCAACAAGCTCCTGGCTGGCGAATTCGTCAGCCTCAAGCATGGCAACCTCCGGCTCGGAGCCGCTATCAGATTGGAAGACCCTGAAGATCTTGTTAATCATGGTTGTATTTGGTTTGGTTGAATTTGTGTCCTGGAGGTTCTCCGGAGCGTTTTTCCAATCACCCTGGGGAACGTGGGCGGCAAGGGCCTCGGCTGGAGTCAGGTTTGGCACCAGCCCCGCCGCGTGCGCTTGCTCGCCGCTCATCCAAATCTCTTCCTCGAGCCGGGCACGTGCTTCCTCTTCGCCAATGTTCATGGCCTCGGCCAATGCCCGGGCGGTGGAATCATTCATGGCGCGCATCTGCTCTAGCTGGCGCTCCAGGTCTTTCTCCTGTCCGCCGCCGCCGCTCACTTCGTGGAACATAATCCACGCATCGGCCGGCATGCTCAGGCGCTCGCGCAAGGTCAGGGCGATATTGGCCGCCATAGAGAATGCCATGCCGTCGATATGCGCGCTCACCGGGGCATCGTGCCCGCGGATCGCGGAAATAATTGCGTTGCCTTCGTGAACGCTCCCGCCCTCGCTGTGAATTCTGAGCAGCACCTCCTCGCCGCGTGCCTGCTGGAATTGCCGGGCAATGTCCTGGGCTCGCACCTCGTGCCCAATTGTTCCGTAAATTAGAATTTCTCTCATTGTATCGCTGGCTCCATGACCGGGGCCGGTTGTGTTTCGTGCGCGCCGAGCTCTTCCGGCGTAACCGTCACGCCCTCGGAATTGTTCTCCGTGGCCTCTCGGGCCACTCGTGCGCGGGTGATTCTGTCCTGTGCCTGCTCCCAGCAATGCTGTTCGTAACTTTTGCCGCGGAAGCTCTGGTATTCTGTTTCGCTGCAAAGCCCGGCCTCCACCGCGTCCTTCATGCTCCGGGCCTCGCGGCCATCGTCCACGCTCAGGCGCTCGGGCATGGAAAAGCTCCACTTGAGCATGTTCCCCGGGGCGCTCACCGTCAGGCCGGGATTCTGGTCCGCCTTTGCGAGCGCATACGTGATTGCGCGCTTTGCAACAAAACGGAGTTTTTTCTGCCTGCTCTCAACTGCCTTCCGGGCCCGCACCACCTCGGCGCGTTCCGCGGTCCCTTGCCCGGGCGACTTCCAGACCAGGGCGTAGGCCCAGCCCATGCCCACAACGGCAGAGCGAATAAGCCGGTCCTGGAAGCTCTCCCAGATATCGCCTGGGTTTTCGTGTTTCACCACCTCCAGCTCCTCTCCGCTGCTTCGCAGATGGCGGATGCCAGGAGAAACCTGCTCCGTGAGGATTGCCTCGTTGTTCGTTGTGTCTATGCTCGGAGTCCAGGCTGGATCTTCCGGGTCTGGGCCGTGATCCGTTTTTTCGAGCAGGTAAATGCTGGAAATAATGTTTTGCCGGATCGTCTCCAATTGCTGCGAGGTCAGACTGTTTTTCAGGTCGTTCAGCGCATGCGAGAACGCCGGGAAGCCTCTGCGTTGCTCGGCGTAGTCCGCATCGAAGACGTGGATCAGGTCCCGGGCAGAAATGTCTTCGAACGTATTCCCTTGCGGGTCCTTGTTTACCCGGTATGCCACGGAGCGCCCGCGGCCATTTGTGATCACGCCATCCTGGATCTTCAGCCCGCGGTATGGTCCGGACTTCACCTGCTTCACCTCGGGCTTGCTGCCGACCATGTGCGCCGGGATTTGCTTGATTTGCGGAAATTCCTTGTCGTTCTCGGTGAGCAAAACAAATGCCTCCCCGTCCCGGTCCATGGCCTTGGAAACCATCTCGAGGAATTCGTGCCAATCGGCCCCGCTTCCCCGGGAATCGCAAACCGGGTACCAAACGTTGCGCAACCAGCTTGTGGCATCCTCGCCGGCTTCGGTGTCGCTCCCGGAATAGATGGGCAACCAAGCGGCCCCGACTGAATAGGAAGCCTTTTGCCTGATGGCCTCTTTGGCCGGGCCTTGGTTAAAAACAATCTGGCGCGATACCGCGGCCAGCGTTTTCCGGTCCCGTTGCGGAATCAATTCGTCCACCCCGCGGTTGGCCGGGCTAAACAGGCTACCTAGATGCGGATTGCGGCTGGCACCTTGCGCAAACCTGTTTTCCGAAAATGGGCTCCCCCACTGGTCGAGAATCGCCATCAGTTGAAAACCGTCCGGGTTGTTCGCGTGCTCAAAGCCGCGTTGTTATCTTTTTGCCAGAGCACGCGGGTGATTAAGGCGAGCAGGTCCGCCTTGGTCCCGCGAAGCGTTCCAGCCCCGCTCTGGCCGTTCAGGGTGAAACTGGTTGTCTCGAGAGCCTTGGACGGGTCCACACAATCCAACGCCAGCTCCGTGCGCCAGGCGCGGAGTTGGGCGATGGCGGACGCATTGTCCTTGAGAGCTAGATAAATGTTGCGCGCGTTATCCACTCGCCGCGCATTTTACCCGTTCCGGCGGTATGCTCTCAATTGATGCTATTGTGTTTTCCGAAAAAACTGAAAACAGAATTGGAATGAAAATGCCGCTTTTCTCTGGCTGGCTAAAATAGCCTTTTTAAGCGCCTGAAAAAAAATGTGCTTTTTCTTGGTTTTCTCGTTGACTTTTTCAAAGGGGCCGGGGTATTATTCCCCTGCCATGAAGGTAAGAACAGAAACAGTTACCCCGATCCTAAAAGACAGAATCCTGGGCGAGTACAAATTAGCTCGCGGAAACGGAATGAACAAAGAAACGGCCATCGCCAATGTCCTTATAACCGTTCCAGTCACACATGAAAAGATCATGCAGGTTTTAAAAGATTTGGGGAATGAGTAAAAACACACACGGGGGGGCTAGGCCAGGGTCAGGAAGGAAGCCAATTGATTCCAAGGCCAAGGCAACAAGTCGCAGCATCACGCTTCCTGCAATTGCGTGGAAAAAAATTGATCAATTAAGGGGCAATCTTTCACCTTCTGCATTCTTTTTGCGGCTAGTTAATAAAAAGCAAAAGTGAGAATCCTAATCAGGGAAAACCTTCCAGATCAAAGCCGCCCCGATTTGATACACTTCACAATCCCATGCGTGGTTTGCTTTTTTCCGTTTCACCCACCTAGTGGCCAATTGCTTTGTTTTTGGATGCTCAAATTCCTCCCGCTCCTCGGAATCAATCTGCGCCACCCAGAAGTCCCCTATGTCCGGGACAACCTGCCAAGCCGCACCCTCCCCGCCCCGGAGCCGGGCAAGAATGTCCTTCAGAGGATTCACGGCCAGATGGATCAGGGAAACGCGCTTTCCACACGGCGCCAGGATTGTCTTCCGTTTTGACATTAGCCGCTGGACCGTGCCTCCGCCGGCCTTGCGGTGAGGGTAGCCGGCCGCGTCGTCTCCTTTGATCGCAACCCAGCCAAACCTTGCACAAAGATCGTATGCCCTCCCCGCCTCGTAACCCGAATCGATATAGGTCTGATGCGGGGCAACTCCGCGGTCTATGCAAATTTTTTTGACCATTTCCTCCGTGCTGACTCTTGAATAGTAGAGGCCCACGGAAGATGCATCCGCCCGCCATGCGCGGATGCCCAGGTTGTAATGATCTCGGCCGGGGTCAATCGTCGCAAAGCGCAGAACCTCGCCGTCTATCTTTTCTCCGGACGCAAAATCCTCCTTCGATCCTTCGAACAGGTCCAGATCCGGGCGATTGATAGCCACCGCGTCGTCCCATGGCTCTGCCATCTGCTTCTGGGTAAACTGCTGCATTTTTAGCGTTTGCCCTTTTTTCTGCGCCTCCTCCGCAACCAGGTATTCCAGCGCAACCTCAGACCATGGCGAGCGCCAGAGCGCCAAAGCGTTTAGGTGAAAAGACACGTGCCCGGGCAAGATTGCCTCCCGCATTTTCTGGTAGCGCGCTGACTCTGCCAGCGTTCGCCGGTTTTTAACGTCATCCGAAAACGTCGCGTGGCAGGACTTGCATTCGTAGACCACCTCCTGCGCCCGTTCCGCAATCGTGCCCTCCTCCGGCATCTTTAGCTGGGAAAGCAGATAGGGTTGCACCTCCCCGCACTCCGGGCATTCAAAGCACCATTCCCGCTGCTCACCTTGGTAATGCAAGAGGCTGAAATCGTCTCCGACAACCTCGCGCTCCCACCACCACTCCCTTTCCTTTTCGTCACCTTCCGCGGTTTGCAGAAATCCCGCCTGGCCAAGCAAAACGGCCCGCCCATTCCACCTCCGGTGGAGCCGCTTAAGGAATTCACCGGCAAGGCCCGGCTTCCACATCCAGGCCTCGTCTCCTAAAATCCACCGCTCGGATTTGCTCTGGAGCCCGGAAATATTTGCGCCGGTCAGGTGGATCGGACTGCGCGGGATGATCAGCTCCATTTTCCGCCATTGCCCCCGGGCGGTGGGCAGGCGGTTTTGGATGGGCTGGCAGGCTTTCAGGCTGGGCCACAATCCGGTTTCCGCCCAGTCCCGAATGTCCTCATCCGTTTGGCCGGTGATGAGCATGGGCCCGGGGTCACCGTCCAGGATATTGCAGACCATGGCTTCGATCATGGTGCTTTTCCCGGAGCCCACCGGCGTTGTTACGCAAATGACCTTGTTGGCGTTGTCGCGGATTTCGCGCATGGGCTCCGGCCACCATGGCGTATACTCCGGCCGAAATGTGTTTGCGTCCGTGGACCGGAAAAGCCGCACGTGCTTTTTGGCCCACTCAGCGGGCTCCAGGTTCGTCCGCTTTTGGACGGCATTGCGGTAACTGTCCGCCAGATCTGCTTGCATTTCCTAGCTCTTGCGAGCGGCCACTTTTTTAAGGTCGCCACTCACCAATTTATTTATCGCGGCCTGGGTCGACACCCAAACGCCAGACCGGGAATCCGCCCGGGCCTGCTTCCATTCGTCCACAAAAGGTTGCAGCTCCTTTTCGATCTTGTCCGAAGTCAGGCCGGCAAGCAATGAGGGCAGCTCCGAAAGAATGGCGGAATCAAGCTGGTCGCAGACTCCCGCCACTGCTGCCAAGGCTCTTTCAACCTCCAACCTTGGTACAAATTCCCCGTCCAAAATGGCCAGCATCCGCTGCTCCTTTTCCGTTCGGGTTTCAATGTTCTGGATCTCGGCCTGCTTCTTCCTGTTGGCCAGCTCCTGCCCGCCTAGCTTTTTGTCCTGTTGCCAGACCTTCCAGGTCGAAAGGGAAACGCCCGCCTCCCGGGCCAGCTCCTCCTGGGTTTTTCCGCTTGCGTCCTTTGC